GTTAGTCGGCATTTCGGATTGACCCGTCATAGAACTCAAATAGTTCATTAGGTCGTCCAAATTAATGCCTTGGGATTTACGACCCTTAGCCATAATTACCGAGGGTTTGGTCGTCGGCGGGCACCTTTAGCAGCAGTTGCTATGCTAATGTCTAAAGCCTTACGACCAACTTTTTCCATTTTCGGTTGTTTGCTTCTGCGAATAGCACGACCCATAGTTGTGTCCGCTGGAAATTTGGTATATGTTGCCATTCTTTGTGACGACAAAGTTTTTTTGGCAACAGCCTTCGCAGCCTTTTGGACAACAGGACGAACCACATCATCCAAAAAACCTTCGGGGCGGGCAAGCCCGCCGATTGCTGGTTTACGACCTTTAGCCATTATTTTCCGCTCCAATTCTTTCCTGATTGTTTCATAACATCCATATGCTTCTTAGCCATACGACTTGTCTTAGCCATTTCCCGTTTCTTGGTAGCAGTTCGTGCGAACTGCGAACCAACCTTCTTGGCTACTGGCGCAGACAACTTAGCAGTGGCTTTAGCAGCATCATCCCAAAATCCTTGTGGGCGTGCCAAACCAGTAATAGCAGGTTTCTTAGCCATTAATACTTCGCTCCTCGTTTGGGTGCAGCCTTGGGCTTTTGTTTCGGCATCTGCCTCAAACTAGGAGCCATTTTTGTTTCTGGTGTGGTGCGCCGCTTAGGTTGTGTTCGCTTTGGTCTTGGGCGCATACTATAAGGGACATCACGCAAATCTTGAGTGCCCTCATCGGACTTTGCGCCTTTGCGCTTCGGCATCTGCCTACGGCGGCGCAGTTCCGAAACTGTTATCTGTTGTTTCGCAGGAACTCTTGGTCCAACACGACGCTTCGGCTTACCCATAGCGTCAATGGCACCACGGATAATGTCACCAATATCCTGCTTTTTGCCCATAGCCATTAGCGTACTGGAGCCATACGGCTGCCACTGGTAACTTTAACTTTCTTTACAACAGGCTTCGGTTTTTGGGAAGCAGCGTACGCTGCACGACCCTCAGCACGCAAACGCATCTCACGCTTACCACGCTCACCAGCAGGTGACAACTTGCCGCCCTTGGCAGTCACATATTTTCGCACCGCTTTGCGTTGCGCAAACTTTTCACGACCAACCGCACGAGCAGCCTTTTCGGCTGCGCTACGAGGCTGACCAGCCCCAGCAGGAGTAATACCCTGTTTAGCCAAATAGGCTGCGACAGCAGCACGCTTTTTGGCACCACGCTTCGGCTTGGGACTGTCACCCATAAACCCATTATCCAAAACATCATAATAATTAGGCATAATACTTCCTTCTGTTTGTGTGGGTGGGGGTTCGCCCCACCCACACAACAATAATATTATTTAACTGCGCCGCCAGAGGACTTGCGGTACAGTTGAATTGCGGTTGCCGAAGTCACAACAGCAAGGAAAGTTGCTGAAGTTCCATCAAACACGGTCATCAGACCGCCATTCGTAATCGTCCAACCAGTGTTGGTTGTAACAACCGTCTCAAAGGACGACGCAAGGTTCACAATCGTGAACTCAAACGAAGTGCCCACAACTTCATCCGTCAAAGCGGCAAGCACATCTGCTGCCGTTGGAAGGGTGAAAGTGGTGTCCTGTGTTGGGGTTGCAACAAACAGTTTGCTGGTCAGCAGTTGCGCTGCCGTTGGTGTCGCTGCGTTGGTTACCGCTACTGCAGTAACCTTTTCATATGCGGCAACATACGACTCAACACGCTTGCGTGTGACGGCTCCGTCTGTATCATTTGCTACTAATGGCATTATAATCTCTTTTCTTTGTTGTTGAACTTGCGGTGAGGGGACTTTCGTCCCCCCACTGCAATATGGTTATTGTTCTAAAACCTAGGCGGTCTTAGCGGTCAGTTTGCCTTGCTTCTTTGCATTACGGCAAGTTAGGTTGCCGTAGCACATAATGAGCGCATAACGGGCATCCACATCCTCAGGGGATACGAACGCTGTTTGTGCAAACCACTTACCCGAGTGACCCACCAAAGTGAGGTACTTGCTGTTCAAGAAGAACATTACTCCTGCTGGGCAGTGAACATCGTAAGCCACTGGAGCAGCCTTGTAAAGCAGGTTCTGGAAACCAGCATCTGCAGTCTTGGTGTCAGTGTAACGAAGTTGCGGAACCAAAAGTGCTTCATACTTCTCAAACAGGGTTTGAGTCGTAAGAATCATATCTGGGTGGTCATTGCCAACCGATACCGTGTTGTATGCCGTTGACATTTGAGCAAGAGTCAACGCAGTTGCGGTGTTTTCCTCGTACGAACGCCAATACTCGTTTCCAGAAGTTGCACGGTTGATACCACCAACGGTGCCGCTTGCCTCTACGATGTTGCCCAAACCGTTCCAGTCTTTGCCACTGTTGCCAGTGCCATCGGCGAAGAACATTTGGTTGAAACCTTCACGCAACGATTCTTCAGCCTGCATAATTTTGGCTTCCAAAAGGTTAATGATTTCCTGTTCACCGTTGTTCTTGGCTTCTTCAATGCCCGAGATTGAGATGGATGCAGCGTACTGCTTCCAGTCGTACTCTGCGGCAGTGATGCCCGCCTGCGGTGACAGTGACAGCGAATCGTATCCAGCGTACGATGCAACCGTGCTGTTCTGACCATAAATCAATGGTTCAACAATCTTGGTTCCGCCGTTAAGCATACGGATGCGACCCTTGTCCTGCAGGAAGTATGTCAACGGACGAGCCGTGAACACATTGTCCGTGAGTTGGTCACGATAGTTTGCGAGCGTTGTTGACAACAACGCATCAAAATTTGGATTAGACATTTAGTTTTTCCTCCTAGGAAAAATATTGGTTTGGTTAATTTGCACCTAATGAACGCTTAGCAGCAGCCCAAGCATCTTGAATGTTTGTAATTGGTTGAGAACCCTCACTGGTAGCAGATGCACTAGGATTAGAACCACCAGAAACTACTGCTGCTTGCCGTTTTGCGGCGACAACAGCATTCTCGGTTTCCTGTTTCTTTTTCTGTGCTTCCGATTCCAGACGCTGGCGGTCAAACATTTTGTCAAACATCATCTGCTTGTAAGTTCCCTCTAAGTCTGTTGAGCCGAGCCGCAATGCGGTGTTGACCACTGCGGCTACATCAAAGTCGTTATATTTGTTTTGCAGAGAAGCAATTTCTCGTTCAATCTGCTGCTGAGACTGGTATTCCTCAAATGAAGCAACTCTCTGCTCCATATCTCGGAACTTTTGGTCAATTGGGTCCAACGGTTCATCCGAGGATTCGTTAACCATATCAACGGCTTGCTGACGACTGATACCATAATGCCTAGCAAGTAGGTCAATAGTAGCCTCAGGGTTACGCTCCAACGCTAATTGAATGGACGAGGCATATTCCATTTGCTGCCGTTGTTCACTCAACTCTTGCGTTTTGCGTGTATAGTCCGCTTGTCGCTGATATCCACTCAAAGCCTCAGAAAGCGGAACTTGAAGTTCCTCACCATCTACCTTAACTGGTACGACATAATTGGCGTACTGGTCAACAGGTAATACGGATGCTTCTGTGCTTACTTCCGTCTGTGTTTCTTGGGTTGCACCACTGCTGGTGTCCGACGCTGACGGTTCTACGACTTCATTACTCATTGTTTTTTCTCCCAGAGTCCTAAATGGTTGCTCTAGTAGTAGTGGGGGCTGTTCCCTAGATGTTCATGCCTTGCTCAAAACCTTCCATACCCGCTTCCGCTTGTTGCGGAACGGTAGGATTTTCTGGAGGAATTGGCACCCCAGCAGGCAAAGACATCTGCGGTGGCATACCAGCAGGCGCACCCTGACCCTCAGGGGGTGGTGGAGCCTGCATAAACTGTTGAGGGGACTTGACCCCGAAACCGAACTGCAATACATACGAAGCCAACTTTTGCATATCCACAACCCCAGCAGCCGCAAACGGTGCCATAGCATCCACAATCTGCAAAGCAGTCTGACGACGAAACGACTCATTCACAGGCTGAGTTGACCCACCAACAATATCAAAGTCAAAATCGCCTGCCAAATAGTCACGGTCATACTTAATCCAAACAGGGTCACCCTCTTTGGAAATGATGCGGGCAACCTGCTCACCTGTCATAAACTGTTGAGCCAACTTAACCATACGGCGACCACATTCAGCCATCGCACGCTCAACCGTAGCCAACTTATCGGCAGTTCTAGCATTAGCAGCATCCTGCATCAACGCAGATTCCGTAGCAGTACGGCGTATCTCGGATATGCCACCCCGCATAAACTCCGACACACCAGAAACACGGTCAATGTCCGCAGAAATCATATTAGACTGATTATAGAAATCGGCAGGGTTAATAACCGCAGGCATCGGAGAAATCACATTACCGATAGCATCATCGCCAATAACTGGAACCATCACATTGTCCTCATCGGACTCCAAAGCCGTACGACCCAACTGGTCAAACGCCGACTCCTTATAAAGCCATTTGCGGGCAAAACGCTTACGATGATTCATCATTTGCGTACGAGTTTCGTTCAATTCTTTTTGCAACGGCTCAATAGCCTCAAGTTCACCAATCGGATAAAAATGGTCAGGAACATCATAATCCCGCAACATAACAAACGGATGCCCAAACGAATACGGCATAGGCATCGGCTTCACAAGGAAGTTGTCTCCGCCTTCAGCAAAGACGCACATAGTGCGTCCCTTAATGTCATAATACTCCCAAATTTCTGCGTAACCCACATCTTTATCACGAACCTTACGCACACTAGGGTCATCAGCGTAACGGCTTACAGCCATAGCAGAAACCGCTTCACGAGCAGCCTTATTGTAACGCTTATCTGTTTTAACTTCACCCATCGGGCGACGAACACGCTGAGCAATCCAACGCATATCTTTCATTGAAGTAGCATCAGCGTCAACAAACACATCATAACAGGACACCCGTTCAGCAAACGGTCCATCCTCCAAAACAATCGTCCGTGGAGTCACCTGACCATCTGGAACATTGTCTGAATCGTCCTCACCATCAGGGTACACATCTTCTTCAACGAACCTGTAACCAACTTTAATCCACCCGTGACCAAATATAATCATATCCTTCACAGCGGACTTAAATTCGTCCTTGATACCTTGTTGCCTCCACCAATAGTTTACGACAGCCTCAGCGATAACCGCTTCGGCAGCCTGCTCGGGTTTGTTGGCGTTGACAGTAATCTGAGGATAGTTAACAGTTACCGATGGGACAATCACATTCACTGTTGAAAAACAGATGTTTACCAGCAGACGGTCCGAATCGCTATAGTATTCATAGTGGCGACCACGATAGAGGTCGCTCATCCGTTTCCAGATTTGGTCAAAACCTTCTTCTTTGCGCCAACGCTTAGAAGTGTCCAAACTTTTACGGTAACTTGCCAAACGGTCAAAATTAGATTTCTTTGCCACTATTTGCCCCTGCCTTTGTGCCATCCAATATGTTCATCCAATTTGGTAGCCACACCATCAACCTTATCAGCAACTCTTTCTAACAAATCTCTACCTTCGGCGTGTTGCTGAGTGTTTTCTTTACGCAACTTCTGAACAACGACAACAACGGGACCCGAAATGACAGCAACAATCACGGGAATCCACATCGGCTCCATACACTAAACCCAACGAGTCCCAACAGGTTCAGCGTTATACCCGTTAATCTTTGCATCTGAAACAGTTTTGGCTGCCCGTTCACGAATCGTAGGACCGTGAAAGTCCTCCTGACCGTAAGTGAACCCTAAACGAACCGTTTTGATGTGGCAACCAAAGCAAACAGCACCCCTACGGGGTGTTTCATCCACCTCAAATTGTTTTTTGCACTGTTTGCAGTCAAGAATCATACAATTATGAACCGTTTGTTCCCCATAATCAAGTTTTTATGGTAGAACGAGTATTATACGCCCCCAAAGGCAACTTTTGTTTCGTTTGATTACCCATAATATGACCCTCCCACCAAGCCAAACTATTCTTGGGGATAACATTCGGGTTCTGATACTCAGGCAACCAAACATACTTCATCATCTGAACAGCAATCGCCAATGACACAGTTCTGTCATCGTAAGGACTACCGACCATCTTGCCGTTTGCTTTGCGAACAAATGTTCGCAACTCGGCTATCGTCTTATCACAATAAATTTGCACATCCTCATTACGGACGGCAGCGACAAGTTCGTCAATCATCAAAGGTTTACTGGTGGAGGTTGTGCGCCAACCCAACTGTTCGGTAGCAACCGAACGAACATTACCCAGTTTGCGGGTACGGTACAGGTTGCGGTATCCGACCCGTTGGGCAGCCTTCAGGCTTGTCAAACCGTGGTTGTTGTTCTCAATACCTACCAACGCCCCATTATACCACCAGCCCAATTCCGCTAAAACTTCACCAAATAGGTCGGGTTCAATATGTCCGTGCCAATGAGCAACAAGTTGATTGGTCCTAGCGTTAATTATGTGGGCAGAACTATAATCGCCGTGCTGCAAACCTTCAGCAACATCGCCTCCAATCACATAAACACCCTCAAGGTCAGGGAACGCCCACACCGATAACTCGCCCTCATCGGACGGAATGAACTGTGTTGAACCGTCCGCATATTCATAATAGTATCCCAATTCTGGTTCAATGGGGACAATCGCATTAAGTAAATCAATATCAAAAACGGGGTTACCTGACTTGATGAACGCCTCATCGGGGCTGCGAGGATATTCTTGATGTAACTGCCACTGGGACATATTGCGACTTTTGTCACTGTACCAATCTTCGTTGCGTTCACCGTCTGCATCCCACGGATAAAAAATGCCAGTGAACTTGTTGGCTCCAGTTTGGGAGCCAACCCACAATTTATGAAAAAAGTTACCAGAACCATTAGCGGTAGACAAACCCATTACACGACCACCAATGTCTGCAATTGGCTCAATAGAAGCCCACGCTTCCTCAGGATTAGGTAAGAACGCCCACTCGTCCACAAACACCGCATACACCGACTCACCACGAGCAGGGTCACTACCCGACGGCAAAGACTCAATAGCCGACTCATTCTCAAACACCATCTTAAGTTGATGGTCAGTTGTTTGCCTAGGACCCTTATCTCGCATCCAAAACGGCAAAAACTTGTAACCATACTTAGACTTAGACAACAACTTCATTGCCTCACGCTCCGTACGGGACAACATAATCACAAACCTGTCAGCAAAAAAGAAACACATCCAAAACGCATACGCAGCAGCCAAAGTAGAAAACCCAATCTGACGAGCCTTTAAGACGACTGTATAACGGTCAGTCATCCAAGTACGAACAGTCTCCACCTGCGCAGGACGCAACACAAACTTGATACGCCCCTTAGAGGGGTGTTTAATCATCCAAAAGTTTTCACAAAAATATTGAAACGCAGCAACTTGCTCCTCAACACTGTCCGCATCTGAACCACGACACAAACGCCATTCCTTTTCTTGCAGCAGTTCCTGAATGTTCACCCAACCCTCCAAGGATGCCAACCACTATCGTTGTGTTCGGAACTGTAATCAAAAATTGCTTTAGCAGCAGCAATATTCGTCAAAGGATTATACAAATCGGAACAATCATCAACAACACCTTGATGCTGCAACCAACCATCCTTGAAATAGCGGGACGGTTTACACCAAAACATATTAATCTGAAACAAACCAATACTCCCACCATTCGGGTCCTCGGAGTTGAACACATAAGGCAAACAACGAGACTCACGGTGCATCACCCTGTGCGCCTGCGGGCGTTCAGCCAACGGAAACCCCACATACGCAACAATAGACGAATACTGAGGGCAGTGCGCTTGTCTCCGCATCTCAGAACTATTACTAGGTGTTACAGCCAAAATGGCAGCAATCAACAGTTTCATCATTCCTCCAGCATAGCACAACCCGCTAGGGTTGTGTCACTTTGAGTTAGTGGGAACCCCGACCAAACGCTGGGTCGCTTGAATTAACCCAACGCAATACAGGTGGAATCAACGCAGCAACAGCAGCCTTGGCTAAGTCATCTGGCGCATAGTTGCCCGTGGCTGCAACTGCGACTACTGCTCCGACGACGCTACGGGCGTAGGACTGGAGTGCGGCTTTGTGTTTACAGTTCAGTTTCATCTGATGGGCTTTCTGTTGGTGGTGTTACAAACTCATCTAAGTCAGCATCATAGGTGTAGCCGATACCTGCGTATCTGCCACGGAAATTGCCGTTGTACGAAGTTTGTTTCCAGACTTTGCCTTCACCGTGAACGCTCGTCAGATAGGCGATGCCGACTGCTTCTGACTCGTCACCGTTCTCATCAAGCAGGTTCACATTGTCCACGACAGATACATTCGTGACTGTGTTGTTTGCGTCAAGCCATGCGAAGTGCGCCATTGTTAGACCTTGAACCTTACATAGACGATGCCTGAGCCACCATTGCCACCAGAACCGCCACCTGAAAGGTAGTCCTTAGTTCCACCACCACCACCAGCAGTGTTAGCGGATGCATTATTGCCATTGCCAGAGTTCTTACCCGCAACGCCACCACTACCAGCGGCACCACCACTTCCACTATAACTTCCCCCACCACCACCAGCACCCTTGAAAGTTGATGTTCCACCAATAAAAGTGTTCACTTCTAATCCATTGCCACCTGTGCCGCCGTTTGCACCTGAGTTATTGCCACCAGCACCACCAGCACCACCACCGCCACCACCAGCAGCGTTGCTTCCGCTAGTTGTTCCGCCCGAGAAACCAAAATCGGTTGATGAAGAATACGCAGATAATGCTCCTGTATGACCACCACCATAACCGCCACCTGGCTGACCAGAACCGCCGCCACCTGTGGAACCTACAAATGGAACACGAAAACTTCCTCCACCACCACCACCGCCAGCCAAAGCAACGACTGACCCCATAAATGCGCCACCGCCATTTGTTCCACCCGAGTTGCCTCCGTTGCCCGCACCGCCAGCACCTATTGTTATTGCTTGATTTGCCGATAGATAGACAGTTGTTTGAAACTTTCCACCACCACCACCACCGCCACCAGAACCATTCTCGGAACCACCTGCGCCGCCGCCGCCAGCGAACATCAACACATCAAATAGTCCCGCCTTCGTCACCGTCAAAGTAGCGTCACTAGCGAAACTAAGTATCTGATAGTTCGTACTGCTAACGCTGACCACGCCCAAGTCAGTGCCACCTGTGGCAACACCGTAGAGATTCGTGACAGGCTTTTTCCCGAAACCTGAAATGCGTTCACCTACCCGTGTGCGGTCACCGTACCTAGACATCAAACACCTATACGGTGATACGGTTCACATAACCGAAAATGGAAATCTGGCTCGCAGTAGCCGCAAAAGCACGAACAACTTTCGGAGTAGCATTACCCTGAACAAGCAAACCCGCACAAACAAGAACCAAACCACTTTGCGTAGTAACCGTCTGTTTGATAACATCTTTCGGGGCGGTAACGCCGCCGAACTCAATCGTCAAAAGAATATCCGCCGAATGATTATTGTACGCATACAACCACACTTCGTCAATAGTGGTTGCCGTTGCCGACGCAGTATGAATTGCTGTACCTGCGGTTGCCGTAGCAGCCACAAGAATACCCAAACCATCACCTGTGCTACCTGCTGGTTGTAACGCTAATTTGCTGAAAGTTGCCATGTCTACTCCTTAGAAGATTTGTTCCTTTTACGAAAACACTGCATTACTTAACACATTATTAATATCGGCAAAATCCACCGAAGGAGCCAAAGCCTGAACAGCCCCATCAAACACACTATTATTCACAATATACTCCACCAACTCAGACAAAGTAATTTTCTTCGTTGAAGTGGCACTAATGTCCACAACTGGCATAACATCGGTGTCGGCAGCAGCCGACCCCAACAAAGCGGTTAGTTGAGAAATTTTTAGGTCAGCCATCAGTTATTTGCCTCCAAAAGCATAAAAGCCCCGTCCTCTAATAGCAAGTCGTTCCCATCTTCCAACTCAAGGTTAGAAACCACATAATCAGGGTCAGTCCAATATAAGAAAGCGGCATCCGACCAAGTTGTGCCCGCAGGCACAACCGCATTATAATACTCAAACGACCCCAAACGGGGGGACAAATTCTCTGCGTACAACAAATCACCCAAAGTATGTCCCGCAGTCGGGTGCAAAACCTTGAGAGCAGCAAACATTGCGTCGTTAATAGTGGTCATCTTACTACTATTGTTCTTTTGGTTCCCCAAGACGCTCAGCACGAAGCACTTTAGCCTCATAACTGATTAAAGCGTTCAATTCTTCATCCGACAACTCCGTCAAAGATTGTGAATGTTCAACCTTTATTTGGGTTGGAGCCAACCTGTTGGTCGCCTGCAGATACAGGTGGGCTGCTTTGTTGTCTCCGCTAAGCCCAGCCTCATATAAAGCATCCAATAGTAGTTGGGTTCGCTCAGGCGAACCTTGTAATTCGGACACTCGGGCTTCCCACTCAGCACGAAAACTAGGTTTTTTATCCCAGCGACGGAGCGTAGACGAATCTAGTCCGTTTTGTTGTGCGAATTCTGTTTTTGTTTTCGGGTTTCGGTATGGGGGTGGGGTCATTAGCCAGTTTAGATATTTTTCTTGGCGTTCGTCTAGTTCGTTGTTTGTCATCGCTTATAGTGTAGTGGTTCCTGTGCGTACAGTGGTGGACTGACCACTCTCTGTTAGGGAACAGGGGAGGGGGATAATAGGGGGAGGGGTTAAGGTTTGGTTTCTTTTCCGCCGAGCGATAGCGTAGGCGGAGACAAGAACAGTCAAGGGGTTTTGGTATGCTGTTGGATATCTTTAGGGTTGTTGGCGGAATTTTTTTGGGTTTGGCTGTTACGCTCATTTTGCTTGTTTTGGGGTTGGGAGCCATTTTTCGTGAGGTTCGTCGGATAGAATCTGATTATGAGCAGTAAACACACCCTAGGTTTGCGTAATTGGGATTTGCTGTTAGTGGAATGGCAGGATGCTTTTGATGCGCAAGCAGGGTGGTATGAGATTGATGGCTATAAGGAAACTGAGGCAATTGTTAAGTCGGTTGGCTATTATATGGCGAATGCTAATATTTCAGATTATGTTGTTTTGGCGGCAACGAAAGGTCAGGGGCAGGTTTCCCAAGTGACCCACATCCCGTTGGGTATGATAAAGTCGGTTGTGAAACTAGTGTCAAAGGTGAAACCGAAATGACTTATACTAAACCGTCTGTGCGTGAAGCGATTAAACGGCGTGTAATGGCAGGTACTAAGGGTGGTGCAAGCGGGCAGTGGTCTGCCCGCAAAGCCCAACTTGTGGCGCAACAATATAAGGCTGCAGGTGGCGGATATACGGGACCTAAAACCAGTAAACAGAAATCGTTAAAGAAGTGGGCTAAAGAAGATTGGGGTACAAAATCAGGTAAACCTAGTACCGTAGGACCTAAGGCTACAGGTGAACGATACCTACCCAAGAAGGCTATTCAGAGTTTGTCTAGTAAGGAGTATGCTGCGACTTCGGCTAAGAAGCGTGCGGGTATGCGTGCAGGTAAACAGTTTGTGGCAAACACTCCAGCAGCGAAGCGTGCTGGTCGTAAAGCAAGAGGTAAGTAATGGCTAAGCAAGGTTCCTGTTGGGAAGGTTATGTCCAAAAAGGATATAAAATAAAAAATGGTAAAAAGGTACCTAATTGTGTGCCAGTGGGTGCCTCAAATAAAAAGTCTAAAAACGATGAGTAACTACTTAAATGTAAACATACCCACATTTTTTGCTGGTTTGGATAGCGGATTTTTGTATGATGAAGATGCTTCACCAACAAACGAAATAGTCCCTGTTGAAGTGTTTATGTTCACTTCTATTCCTCAACGATGCGGACTTTTTAGTGTAATGACAGAATACGGCAGTCAACACGCTCGTGTACCTGTGCATTATTTGCGTTCGTTAGAACACACCGATTATACTGCATATCCGTTAGATTGGATACAATTATGGGATTCTGTATCCTATTATGCGTCAGTAACAATTATAGAGTATTGCAAAAATCGTTCAGCGTTAATATGGCTTAAAGACCACACACAACACAAAGCCAAATATTTGTTCACCATTGATTGGTGTCTAGGTCCACAATATTCTAACGGATACGGTGAATATGCTGCAGGACACAAATGTGGTCATGTGTTCGTAGGAGAAGGTGGACAATACTTTATACAACCCAACAACCGTGTCCTGTGGATGGATGGTGGTTCTTGGATAACGAAACCTTTAGACAAACCAGATTGGAAAGTGTTTAGTCAAGAGTTTTCTTGCGAGTCAACAGGTTCCCGTTGGGTAAGTGCATCAGATGAAGAACTATATTTTTACACATTTAAGGAGAGAGAAAATGGCTAAGACAGCAGCATGGCAACGCAAAGAAGGTAAGAACCCTAAAGGTGGATTAAACGCCAAAGGTCGTGCCTCATATAAAGCGCAGACAGGTGGCACCCTAAAGGCACCTGTCACCCGCAAAGCCGCAGCCAAATCCCCTAAAAAGGCTGCACGACGCAAATCGTTCTGCGCCCGCATGGGTGGTGTTAAGGGTCCGATGAAAGATTCCAAAGGGCGACCTACACGCAAAGCGTTGGCTTTGCGTAAATGGGACTGTTAACACAAACGCTAACAATAAAAATGTGACCGCCGTCACACCGAACCATAAAACATCACAATCTGGTTCGGGTCCCTTATACAGATAAATACATGCACGGGCGTGCCCCCCCATGCCCCCCTGCCTTGTGTGTGGCAGTTGTGCCATAATCGCCCCAATCATGCCCATAATCACACACCATAATCGCACCCCAAACACTTGTTCGCTTGACAGATGGTGTATCCCCTGCGCATACGCAAGGCGTGCGAGGCGACGACTCCGAAACGATTATGCTTGTGCGCTTGTGAATCGGCATTTTGCTGAATGCGTAGCGTGCGTAAACCGCAGTGCATTATGTGGGCGTGGTTTTCCTGCGCAGAACTGTTTTGCGTGGAATCTACGATTCTCCTGCGTGAAAATCATCGCAAGGTGATTCAGTGCTTGCAATTTTTTTTTTCATCGGCTAGACATTTTGGCATCGTCAATTGGTGCCACGGTGGCATCAACCACGGGACTCACCCAAATAGCGGTGGGGTTGCGGCAACGGTAGCGATTACGCTCCGATTGCCCAATGGCACACAGCAATCAGGGGACACGATGCCCCGTGGAGTGTCAGGCATCCCAAGTGGCTCAGGTCACGGTACGGTCAATCCGTGGGATGCAACGAGTCTGCGACCTGCTAAGAACAGCGCACTCGGTTTAGGAGCGGATACAATTCTAGGAGAATTGTGCCCAATCGGGAGTATGGTCTGGCTTATCTACACAATCGTAGATTGACTGAGCGGTGACACTGATTGTGCACAACCGAAGGTTGTGTTCGTTGGGTGCATCGTCGCAATTTTGGGCGGTGTGCTGCTAGGGAGTGCGTCACTGCTTGCGTCAGTGATTACGGCATCGTGTGCATCGGTGTCTGCGCCAAGTGTTAGGGTTGGTATGCGTTCATAGCATTTGCTATGACAGTGCGTGAACCGCTGAGGGCAGGTATGCTCCTGCACAACCTATGGTTGTTGCGGTTCGTCGGTGCAATTCCGACACCATCTACGATGTCATCGTCGGATGACACACACAACGCCACGAAGTGGCAGAAATGGTAGGCGATTATGAAATTGGCAGACATTGGTGACCTCACGACCTTTAGGTCGTCGGGTAAGGTTCGTAAGGTTGGTGCTTGGTCGTTTTACGACCAAGAATCTGGGCTTGGGATGTTGGATGCGGTGCGAACGGTGTACCATTATGGTACCGAGATGGGGCAATTCGTTTACGATAATGAGGGTCTTTGGTACTTCGTACCAACTTCTACGGGTTGGGGTAGTGCATCTGACCAGCAGGGTATGAACAAAATTTTGGCATCCTTCGGATGGTGCTATCGTCGGAATGGTGGCAACGCTCGCTACGAACGACGCTAAGACGAAACACGGGGCTTGCCCCGTGTCGTACCGTAAAACGGTACCTGATGAGTCTCATCGGCAACACAACAACCTAGGAGGTTGGGATTATGGATGCAATTATTTACCCGAAGGGTACGGCGGTCAAATTCACTCGTGGTCGGCGTATGGGCGAGGTGTGGTTCGTGGCGTACGATTACCGTGGTGGCAGTCTTTACCTCGCCGAGTTTTCTAACAAAACTCGTAGCCTCGTCGGTGGTATGGTGCTATGCGGTGACGATGTCAATAGCGTATCCGATTCCATCGGATTGCAATTGACCGATTTGCAATAATCCCCTAGGGGATTGGGGCGGTAATAGCATCCCATTTGTGGGATGGGCAGTGCAATTCTGTCATCGCCTACTATGCTACATTCGTAGCAGTATCCGTTGCCCTTGGCAGGGTTGCGGAGACAACACAACACAACCTAGGAGGTTGATTATGCCAGCACAGCCAGCCCGTCGTATCCTTGGATACGACAAGGGGACAGAAATGGTGACCGTAGCGGGTCGCTTTGGCGGTCAAGAGGTTTTACCTCTTGGGTCGCTCCCGAAGTCCGAAGTCATCGCCGTTGCCAAATACCTTGGTATTCGGTTCGTCGGCAAGAATCCGATGGCTATGCCATTGATGCAAATTCACAATGCCATCGTGAACGACATTCGTGTCGTCCGCTTCGTGGAAAAGGCACCAGAATTCACGCCGTCACCAACACGAAAACCAACACCAACGACTCCGAAGGAGGAGCCAATGCCCCAACCAAAACCAACACCATCCCCTACGGGGTTGGAGGAGATTGTTCGTGGCATCGCTACGGATGTCGTCGGTTCTGCTTTGCAGGACTTCACTGGCGGTGTGGATGCCGACAAGGTTGGTGAGATTGTCTCGCCGATTATGGATGGCTTACGCCACGAGATGACCGAATTGGTGAAAGCCAATCGCCCAATCGTAAATACGATTGTCGTGAAGGACAAGCCACCTCGTACCCTAAAGGGTACGCAACACTTCATGTTCCCCAAGGTACTTGGGGCAGTATCCCAAGGGATTCACTTGTGGCTAGTCGGTTCGGCAGGGACAGGCAAATCCACCATCGGTGAGCAGGTCGCTGAGGCATTGGCGGTACCGTTCAGTGCGGTCAATTGCACTTCGGCGATGACCGAGGGCAAATTCACTGGCTACAACGATGCGATGGGCGTATTCCGTTCTACGGAATTCCGACGCATTTTTGAGGGTGGCGGTGTGTTCGTCATTGACGAAGTGGATAACGCCAGCCCAAATGCCCTTGGCATTCTGAACTCGGCACTATCCAACGGGTTTATGGCATTCGCCGACAAACTCGTCCCCAAGCATCCCGACTTCGTCGCTATCGCCACGGGCAACACCTACGGTAGCGGTGCCACGATGGAGTATGTGGGGCGTAATCCGATTGACGGTGCAACGATTGACCGATTCGTGCAATTGGAGATTCCAATTGATGAGAAGGTTGAGGATGCGATGTTGGCATCGGTTGGCTTGGATGCCATAATCGCCACGAAGTGGCTGACAGCGGTTCGTAAGGCTCGGGCAAATGTTGCCGAGTCGGGGCTGAAGGTCATCGTGTCCCCTAGGGCTACGCTGAATGGTGCGAAACTCCTACGGAGTGGTGCGTTCAGTATGTCCGAGGTGTTCACTGCCACTGTCACCAAGGGTGCCAAGCCTGACCAAGTATCCAAGATTGGTGCAGGGATTACCCTTTAGGGTAATCTGAATCGTAATACCGTTGGGGCAATCCTGCCCCAACGGACAACTACCAACACTGGAGGTGTTGATTATGCAAGTCACGAAAAAAGCCAATTCACGCTACGCAAAATCCTTATGGATTGAGCAATTTGATTCACTGCACGAAGCATTGGATTATGCAGGCAAAAATCCCGACCCGAAATCATCCAACCGCTCAGGCGATGGGGATTGGGCAGGCAACACCAGAACGCTATCCGAGGCGGTGACATTGGGGCACAAAGGGTACGAGGAGATTCGTCCCGAAGTGGAGCGTATGTTCACCGAATTGGAGTCGCAATTGGCGGAGCGTTTGGAGTCCGCATTTCAGTCACGCTACGACTATCAGGGTGTGCAGGTGGATGTTGGG